AGCTGGGCCAATTGCTCAACCGTTGTAAAAGATTCGAAGCTGGCCACGTGTCCCGCACCAAAGCAAGACAATGAATGCAAGGACTGCCGGGCGTGCTGGTCCAAGGATGTGCACAACGTTGCATATTTAGCTCACTAGTTTAGAATGATTCTAATGTGGCATCACCCTAAATATTACAAAGAAATGGAAAGGAAGCGCAAGCAGCTGGAGAAGGAGCGCGAGCTGGCGAGCGAGCAAGCCAACAAGCTGGAGAGCGAGCGAGCGAGCAGGCGGGTGGGTGGGCCCACGAGCCGCGAGCAGGTGAGTGATCAAGCGTCAGACGAGGAAGCGAGCAAGCAACGTTGAATGTGGTCCCAATCGTTGATTGCGAGGGAAGGTGTTTCGCGGTGGTCTACAAGCAGACCGGGAATCGCGGAGCTTTCAAACAATTTGGTACACTTAAGGGAAGGGTCGTGTACTAGTATAAAGTTACGTTTTGTACGGGTTATGTGAAATAGTTTTTGATGGGGACTAAAGCTTATTTTATTACCATAAACTAGCTTAAGCTCAACAAGGAAAAAACCACAAGAATCATTATATCCCAATAGATCCGGTACACCAAAGGATGCCCAAGACTCTAGTCTTGTCCACTGAATTTTAGGTGTTTTCTTCTTAACTAATTGCCAAAATTTAGATTCTTTTTTCATAGTACACCTGGTAGTATTCGTACGTAATTATACTACCCTTATTGACTTATAATCGTACATGTTATAAATGTCAAACTATGCCAAAAGCTCCAACATTAACTGAAAGACAAATGAAATTTGCAGAGTTACTTATCTTTGGAAATCCAAAAGATGGTACACCCATGAGTGCATCAGAGGCAGCATTCAAAGCAGGATATAGAACAAGACCAAGACAATCAGCATCAGAGTTACAAAACAGAAAAATATATCCATTGGTTGTTAAGTACAGGGATGAATTAAAAGAAGAAGTTATGCAGAAGTATGGAATTAATTATCAAAAACATTTAGAGGATCTTGGTAAATTAAGAGATAAGTCATCAAAGTTACAACAAATGTCAGCAGCAATAAATGCAGAGAAGACTCGAGGCCAGGTAGGTGGTTTAAACATTGAAAGAAAATTAATTAAGGTAGATGTAGACTACGATAAATTAAATCCTGAAGAATTGCAGAACGCATTAAATTCTATGTTTAATGAAGATAATGAAGCAATTAAAAATGTTACACCAGTAGAAGATGTAGAAGTATTAGAAGAAGAATCAAACCTTGATAGTGATTCAAAAGAGAAATAGTTCTACTCCAATATTTACTTGGAAATTTTTTTACTAGTGACCACTTGTTTGTCACTGTTTCGTATAGTTTTGCCATAATCTACTCCTTGTGAGTCTGGTCCCTTCCTTGGTGGAAGTTGATCCCATTTTACATTAGGCATGTTCTTTGTCAACGTAGGATTAAAGATTCTATTAAAGTTTTCTTTGTATAAATTATTGGTAGGTCTTGATCTACCATCATAATTAAATTTTTTATTTTTCATTTATTTTCTCCATTTTAACTATACACCCTTTTGGGAATACATTTCTATCACTAAATAATTCATCATTCTGTTCGTAACTTGCAAACGTTCTAACATTTTTATTATCTTTGTTAAGTAAATATGCATGAGTAATCATTACAGAAGGCATAAAACCCTCTGCTGTGTGTAAGTCTGCGTGCCCGGCGTCACCTGTGATGTCCAGCCACGTGATTTTGTAGAAGTAATATCTCTTCTTTTTAATCACAACAGATTTATATTTAGATTTCTTTAGACGTCTCATATCAATCTTATACTGTATAGGGAGATTTTTGGGCAAAAAAGTTTTTCAAAATAAAAAAAAGGTCGCGCGCGTCGAGTAGCAGAGTGTGCCAGAGCAAAATTGCAAAAAGCTAGCAATACCAACAACTGTGCCAAGCTGTGCCAACACCCGTGGCACACTATTATTCGCTTATACCAACACTTATAAGCCAAAAACAGGGTGTGCCAACTGTGCCAGAGGTTTTTTTTACTTTTAAAAAAATAAAATTGCTCCAGGATTCCACTATACACTGGCACAACTACTTACCCTTTAGCCCCATTTTCGTCACAAATGCAATACTTGACGCATTTGTGCCATAATTGATAATTTTCTTAACTCCCGGTCCTTGCAACTCTAATGTTGCATAAGGTTTCCACTGTTTACGTATCAGATTTAGTTCTAAAATCAGATTCGACCATTGTTTGGGCGTTATGTTTGTCCCTACTATAGTTACCTTTTTCATAATCTATACACAATTTACCCTCTAGATGGTCCATTTCATGTTGTATACATCTGGCCTCTAAATTGTAAAATGTCTTCTTTTCCTCCTCTCCTTTTTCGTTTTGATACTTTAGAATAATTCTAATGTGTCTTCTCACATCTCCAATTTTACCTGGAGCAGATAAACAACCCTCACTATCACGTAATGTTTCAATAGATTTCTCTAAAATCTCTGGGTTAATAAATACTTTGTACCCACTTTGACTGCGTGAACAATCCATAACAAACATACGTAATTGATAGCCTACCTGTATTGCAGCTAATCCTATACCATGGTGTTGATACATAGCTTTTGCCATAAATTTTATAAGTCTACTAGTCTTTTCATCTAACGGAAAAGGTACAGTATTGCTTGCTGATCGCAAAAATACGTCAGGATACTTGACCAATTCTATATACACGGGACCTCCACGCTAGCTTCAGCCCCGTTCCCTAGGGATTCATTAAACACCATAATTTTTTTTAGGTCCTGTATAAGTTGTTGACCTAACTCTTTGTAGGTTTTCGTGTTTTAAAACAATTCTTGCTGGTTCTGGTGCACCAATAATTTTATTTTTTTCTAATGCAATAAATCTTACTTCCTCCAGGTAACCATCTTTAGTTTCTAAATATATTGGACAATCAGATATGTTAGTACCTTTTTCACCGTCAGTGAATTTTCCCAAGATCTGTTGTAAGTCTCTTACTCTCATCTAGTTTCCTCCCTATTTTTTTAACTAATTCATACCATTTCTTCTCCCACATTTTTTTCATCTCTCCGTCCGTCTTTCTATACATAGTATATATATTATCCAGACGTCTTTGCTCTTGAGCTATAATACTCATCTACCCTCCTTATAGTGTACGTTGTGTTTGATTAAATTTCTAAAATATGGATAATTTTGTTTAACCATGGTGTTTATAAAATATGAAGTTTCAAAAACATAATCACATAGACGTCTTAAAGGTTTTCCCCAAGTCACTTTAAAATGAAGATGGCCCGCATCATTGTTAAATTCAAAAAAATTAAGATTAATTAAAGTTTGAAAACTTGAACTAATTTCTTTCCAACTTGGATGATATATATTTTTTCCATACACATCATTGTTCCAATTTTTATTTTTGGTACCATCTGGATTTACCCATGTAGCGTAATTAACAAAATCTTCTTTGTTAAAAACAAATGGATCTTCATTTTCCCATTTAAAAATGTATTTTTTATTAATTAAATAGTTAGCAGTACGTCTAAAATTAATTTCATAACTATGTCCTTTTATATTGTTTAAATAATAAAGTGCTAACAACATTCCTATTGTTTTTCCTTCATCGTCAATTTCACATAATTGTTTTATGTTTTTATAACCCCAATCATTTGCAACTTGATTACAGGCAATTTCAAAATATTTTTTATTTCTTAATATTATAGTACTCATCTACCCTCCTTAAAAAGTTATGTGCATATTTTTTAAACTCTTCTCCCTCAACAATAAACTCTTGATAATAATTATCTTTACTACACATCATAACAACACCTTTTGTAATTTGTGTATCAAATAAAATATTATGTGCCATAGCATAAGCAGATAGCTGCATGAAGTAGTCATCGATCCACTCTCGACGCTTCGGTTTATTGGTTTGTTTGAAGTCTATAATTGCATCCTGTCCTTTGTGTATTCCAACTAAATCTGTTTGGCCTGCGTATAATCCAGGGTAATACAAAGTACATTCTGTGCCGTAATATTCTGTAACATTATTTAATCCACTTTGAACAACTTGTAGGGCCATGTTGTGAGCTTGTTTACCAACAGATGTTTCATCCAGGTAACCCTCACCCAATACATACTTTTCAAGAATCTTGTGCATCGCGGTCCCCCGTGCAGCAGACTCATCCACGATCCGCGCCGCATTCTCCTCTCCCATTTTCTCTCGCCACGCTCTCAACGATTCGCGTTTCTCTTCCGACTGTGTAGCATCGAGAATAGTGGTAACACTTGGTAATTTTTCTTGATCAAACACATAGTGCCGTTTACCTTCTATCTTCTCTCGTTGAGTCTTGGGATACTTATAACAATTATTTTTTTTCATTCTTTATAACCCATCTTTTTTACTTTATATTTATTAACAAAATTTTCTTCAATAGATTCATTATATAAATCTAATATTGCTTGACACATGTCAATACTAACTGCTCCTTTCTTGTTATTTGCATCCCACGAACAAAAAATTGTATTAACAGGTGTGTATCCATGTTTTACATTAATTCGATCAGCCGATACATTTGTAATTGTTTTCTGTTTAATTCCTTTAATCATTGTCATTGTAACTCTTGTGTAAGGACATACCAATCCCCATTTTTTTTTCTGGTTCAACCAATGTTGCCACCACTCTTCCCATGTAAATTCAAAAGATAAATTTTTATAACGGGCACTTTTTCTAGATGAAGCGAACATTGCTCTTATATACCCATGCTCTGTGTTCATGTATTTATTTTGTGTTTTAATTTTTAAATGACGAGTTC